ACAAAATTCACAACACAAATAAAGGAAATAACATGAAGAAAACTATCTCCGCCATCATCCAGTCGTTCGCTGCTACGTCGGCATTCGCGCAAATCGCTGTCTCGGCTTCGGCTGTAGCAGACGATGTCTCTGCTCCTGTACTGGCATCTGACGCAAAAGATGTCCGTCGGCCTGCTCCTACGCTGAGTGATTGCTGTGGCGTCCCTGTCAGTGCACCTCAAGTTGCTGCGAGCGTTGGCGCTATGGATTGCTGCGGTGTGCCTGTCTCGGCTCCGCAATATGCTAAGAAGGAAGATGATAGCGACTCGCTCGCAATGGCCGGTCTGGGCTTTGGTCTGGTGAGCCTTGTCGGTGTGTCGAAGCTGGCTCGTCGGAAGAAGCAGAAGGGCACTGAGACGCTGTAATTTGTAGAAGGGGAGCCGAAAGGCTCTCTGTCCATTTAGTAGGAATTTTCACGTAACGTGAACTAGGATGGAACATGAAAAAGCTTATCGCAATCTCAGCAGTGGTTGTCGCTAACGAGCATTCCTGCCCTGTTTCAAAGAAATAATCATTAAGGAGGTTGTAGAATGACTATTCTGCTGGCAACTATTATTTGGCTCGCATGTGCAGCATTCAATGTGTGGGGATTTAGTAAAATGTTTCAGTACACTCCTGTAACATTGTTCGACGTGTTCATGTGCACTCTTTTCGCACCAATTATGGCGTTTGTTGTGTTTGGAGGTCTTGCAGGCAAAGTGGTGCTCATTAAGCCGAGGAAGAAATGAAACAAGTTTTCTATGACCTGATAGCCTATCTTGACATGAACGAAGACAGCTTTCATTTTGACGGAGAATTCTGCCTGGAATCGTTGAAGTCGGAGATATTGGCGTTTGCCAGCGAGTTTGAGAAAGGTATCCAATGACAATTATTGACAAAATTGAACAACAATGGCTATCGTACATTGGTGAGACAGGGCGCTCACCGCTTTACCTTTTTCTTGGTTATAAAGACATGACTGAATTGGATAGAAAGCTTGGCATGGTAACATTTCGGTACAAGGATATGGATGTTGTCGGTGTTGAGCGAGAGCGTCATGTATCTTGCGGGAATAAATATCGGGAGGATGTATGAACAAGTATAAGATTCATATTGAAGATGGTGTCATTATCGTTTGCCTGATCGGGGAAAAAGCTGACCGAGCATTCTATTTTGATGCTGGAGCTGATGACATTCGCACTGCGGAGGAACTGTACGATTTGCTTTTGAGCACGGGTGCAGATGTGGATGAGTGGGAGGGTTGATGAATCTGATTGACATGTATGTTGTAGAAGTCCTTGGCGAGCCTTACGAGGCTTATGGCTGTTGGTGGGTAAAAGTAAAGGCTGACGGATATGGGCGTGTGTCAGAGGGCACCGTAATGTGCGAAACATTGGAAGAGGCTGAGAGTATTAAGCCTGGGTTTGTTTATCAGGCATAGGAGGGTTGATGTTATCTGATAAATTTGAAATTGAAGTCCATGAAGAAGGCGTACACGTGTGGGCAACTAATTGGAAGGGCGGGCATGGATTAGCTGGGGACATTATGACTGTTATGACACCTCAAGAGATTGCACAAGAAATTTACGACTTGTTGGCGATGAGCGGGCATGAGGTTAAGTTTAAGGAGGGTTGATGATTTCTAATGAGCCATGCCCACAATGTCGTAAAGCTGGACATGACACAACAGGGGATAACCTTGTCAATTACGGAGAAGGTATGGGGAAGCATTGCTTTGCCTGTGGCTTTTCCATTTTGAGCGATGCCGAGCGTAAGGCTCGTGGCGTTGATAACTACGAATATGACGATGAAGAGGTTATGACTAAAGAACTTATTACTCAAGAAGAAGTTGAGAAAATCAAGAGCTACACTGGTACGAGTGGGCAAGGTTGCCGAGGCATTACGGATGAAGTGTATAAAGCATACGCATGCCGGTTCAAATGTGATGAAGAGACAGGTGCTGTCACCGAAGTATTCTACCCTTACACTGAGGGATATAAGCCAGCAGGTTTCAAAGTGAGGCGTCTGCCAAAGGAGTTCTATAGCGTTGGTAAGATTGGCAAGGATTCTGAGTTGTTTGGACAGTGGAAGTGGAAGAACAGTGTTGGTCGATACTTGTTGATCTGCGCCGGGGAAGTTGATGCCTTGTCGGCTTACCAGATGCTTGAAAACTATCGCAAAGGTAAGGGGAGTGATTTCGATCCAATCCCCGTGGTGTCCAGTGGAATTGGCGAGGCAGGTAGTTACAAGCAAATCCAAAAGCATTATGATTGGGTCAACAACTTCGATAAGATTGTTGTATGTTATGACAACGATGATGCCGGTAAGGACGCTGTTAAGAAGCTTGTTGATGTTCTGCCAAAGGGTAAGATGTTCGTGATGAAGTTGTCGCTCAAGGATGCCAACGAGTATCTTGAGAAGGGTAAAGAGAAGCAGTTTGTTAGCTTGTTCTACTCTGCCCCAGCGTATAGCCCTGACGGCATCATTGGCAGTGACAGCCTCATGGATAAGATTATTGAGCAGGCACGTACACCAAAGATTCCTCTGCCGCCGTTCATGCATAAAGTCCAGAAGGAGATGGCTGGAGGCATTCCTCTTGGGGTGATTGTCAATCTTGCATCAGCTTCTGGAACTGGCAAATCGACTATCGTTGATGAGTGCACATACTTTTGGGTGTTTAACAGTCCTCACCGTATCGGTGTTGTGACTCTTGAGAGTGATAGCGGGCAGTATGGCACTAAGATTCTTAGCCGTCATATTGGGCGCAAGATCGATCTTATCGAGGATGTAGATGAGAAGATTGAGTTTATCCAAAGTGAAGAAGTGCAAGCTAAGGCCAAGGAACTGTGGTACAATGATGACGGCACACCTCGCTGGCATCTTGTAGAGGAGCGTGACGGGGGCATTGAGAGTCTTAAAGACCTTATCATGAACCTTATCATTGCGTGTGGTTGCAAGGTGATTATCCTAGACCCGTTGCAGGATATTCTGGATGGACTTAGCAATGAAGAGCAAGCTGTGTTCATGCGGTGGATGAAGGGAATGGTCAAAAGCCACCAGTGCACATTCATTAACGTCAACCATGTGCGTAAGAGTGGCAGCGGTCAGAAGGCCAACTCTACGGGCGCTAACATGCACGAAGAGGACATTCACGGCTCGTCTGCAATTCTTAAATCTGGTGCTTGCAATCTTATCTTCACTCGTAACAAAGAGGCAGAGGATGAGACTGAGAAGAACACTACACATATGAAGATGAGCAAGTGCCGCTGGACTGGACGGACTGGTATGGCTGGCAAGTATTACTATGACAATGTTACTCACACCATGCACGACATGGACGATTGGCTGCAACAGAATCCTCAACAATTTTAAGGGATATAAATGGAAGATGCAGTAAAACTTATCCTCGCGCAGATCGGAGAGGACGTTGCTCGGCAAGGCTTGCTTGAAACCCCTGCTCGTGTAGCAAAAGCATGGGAGGAGTGGGCGAGCGGATATAACAAAGACCCTGCGGATATTTTGAAAACATTTGAGGACGGAGCGGAAGGTGTAGGCGAGATGGTGATTGTTAAGAACATACCATTCTACAGCCATTGTGAGCATCATATGGCTCCATTCTTTGGTGTCGCCACCGTTGCATACATCCCCGACGGTAAAATTGTTGGCCTTTCTAAGCTGCCTAGGCTTGTAGATATGTTTGCTCGGCGCCTTCAAGTTCAGGAGCGTATGACTAACCAGATTGCCGATGCATTGCAAGAGCATTTAAAACCTGTCGGGGTTGGTGTCGCTGTACAAGCTAGGCACATGTGTATGGAATCAAGAGGAGTTTGCCAGCAAGGGTCGTCTACAAAAACTTTTGCATTGCGCGGGGATATCAAGAACGACTCTCAAAAACGCAAGGAATTTATGGAGGAATCAAAGTTTGATTAAGTATCATGGAACGCCAATCGGCGGTACTAAGTATGACGCGCTTAAGTTTCTTAACGGGCGTAACGCTCTTATCTCTTTCGCGCATCCGGGGCAAGCAGCGGAAGTTCTTGAGTGTTGCGACAGCTTCTGTCTCGACAACGGTGCCTTCACTATCTGGAAAACCACTGGTGGGCAGATCGACGTTGTTAAGTACCAAGCGTGGGTGAAATCTCTCGCAACTCACCCGGCGTTTGATTTTGCACTCATTCCTGACGTAATCATGGGTACAGTAGAGCAAAATGATGAACTTGTTGACTCTTGGGAAAGTGATTTTGTGAGTGTCCCAGTGTTCCACTTGGGGGAGCCTGTAGAACGATTCTTTAATCTGGCTAAGAAGTTTAAGAAAGTAGCGTTTGGCTCAACAGACTTGTGGCCGAGGAATGGCAGCAAAGAGTGGTGGAGCTACATGTCTGACTTCATGGACACTATTACAGACAGTAGAGGTGTTATGCCGGTTAAAGTTCACGGGCTGCGCATGCTTGATCCGAAACTTTTTCAGTACCTGCCACTGCACAGCGGAGATAGTACAAATGCTGCTGTGAATGCACATCTGTGCATGAAGAAGGGTATTTATCCTTGTGTCGAGCGTTGGCAGGGCAGCGAGAGGATTGCAGCAAGGGTAGAGGCTTTTCAGGCGGCTGCGGTTTGGGATCGGCAAGCTCTAGTGAATGACGGAGTGATCGAACGATGAATACGCAACCAATAGAAAAATTGGTCAAGTCTGATGGAGGTACACTTGTCGTACACTCAATCTTTCACACTATTCAGGGTGAAGGGCCGTTCAGTGGACATAGGGCAGTATTTGTACGATTGGCAGGGTGCAATCTGCAATGCAGTGGTTGCGATACAACCTACACGGGGAGTAGTGTGCTTGAAGAAGATGTGTCGGAAGTAGTGCGCAAGGTAAGGGCATCAGGTAGCGCAGAACTTGTTGTGATTACTGGTGGAGAGCCTTTCCGCCAGAACATCTCAGTGTTGTGTAACACTCTCGTTGCACTTGGATACACCGTACAAGTGGAAACTAACGGCACACTGCCCCCTTCCGACATGTTGCACGACTCTGTAGTAATTGTATGCAGCCCTAAGACAAGCAAAGTAAACAACGATCTTGCTAAGCGTGCAAACTATTTCAAGTACGTACTGTCGCACAAGTTTGTTGACGCTGACGGGCTTCCGAAGTATGTTTTAGGCAATCTTAGCAAGGTGTACAAGCCATTGCGTGACGAACGTAAGATTTATATTCAGCCGGAAGATTCTTACGATGCTGAAGAAAACAACAAAAATGTTGCAGCGTGCATCAGGTCTTGCATGGAACACGGATATACTCTACAATTACAGCTTCACAAACTTATAGGGGTTGAGTGATGTACCAGTCTACAAAGACATACGGGCACGAAGTGGGGCTAAGTTGTGCGTTCAGGCAGTGGAAGGCAGACAGTCATTGTCATTTCTTGCATGGATACGCAATTGCCGTCAAGCTTGTGTTTGAAGCAGAGGATTTAGACAGTCGAAACTGGGTTGTAGACTTTGGTGGCCTAAAAGAAGTGAAGAAGTGGCTACAAGAGAAGTTCGACCATAAACTCCTTGTTGCTGAAGACGACCCGCTAATCAGTTATTTCCTCGGACTGCACAAGGTAGGTGGAGCAGACGTAGTAGTGGTTGAGCGGGTTGGTTGTGAGGCTTTCGCTGAGATGGTATTTGTCTATATAGATCAATGGTTGAACGTCCAGAACTATACTCCGCGTGTACGGCTGGCTTCCGTTGAAGTGGCAGAGCACGGCGCGAATAGTGCCGTTTATTTTTAATAAGGGGCGGTTATGGCGTTGGTAATTGCTGTTGCGTTTTGGGCCTTTGTCGTATATATGCTGGAGTGTAGCTGCACGTTCGGCAATCACGACTATGAGGTTGTTGAACGAGAAGACGACTATGGATTTCACACGTTGAA